ATTTTGGCCAGGCCGACACCGACATCAGGAAGGGCCTCTGGCTCGCACGGAGAGGTGGGGTCTTCGGCGCAGCCATGGACGAGGCCGGCGTCTCCATCCCACCGGGCGGAGCGAGTCTGGCCGAGCTGAACGCCCAGAATGCGCGCCTAACGCAACAGGCCGCGGGTAGTCCTGTGGGCAATATGTTGCTCGCGACCGCGAGAGCGGCCGATACAGGCATGCTGAGGCCCAGTTCTGCGGCCTATGACTTCCTCGACAAGGCGATGGGCGGAGATATGTCGGAGTTCGACCCATCGAGCTGGCGCACGATGATGGCACGCTCTGGAGTGGCGCCGGTAGATGCGCTGTCGCTAATGCTGATGCGCAATCCGAAATACCGGCCACTCATTCAGACACTTCGCGCCAACCAGCCACGATTCGATCATGCTAGACAGTTTGCAGCGATCGATCAGGCATATGGCAGAAATCCAGAAGTGGCCCGCGGGCAGAAGTCAGAATACCTGCAAGGGCTGGGTTACCGCAGCCTCGACCATTACAACCAACTGCATGGCGCGGCAGCCCAACAGATCGGCAATGTGATGTCGCAGGCCGAAAATAGTGCGCGTGCGGAACAGAACATGGCGAGCATGGGCTGGAAAGGACCGATTGCACGCACTGTTGATGAGATCAAGCGCGGACCAACAGCGCCAGAGCTTGGTGCTGCATTCCTGGGCGGTGTGCATACCACTCCCGGACCACTGAAGACTGGTGCCGAGCGCGCACCGACAGTGGCCGTTGATCTCGACGGAACGATCGCAAAGCCATACAAGAAGTTTGACCCGAAGAAGATCGAGCCACCGCGCCCAGGTGCCAAGGACGCGATGCAGAAGTTCAAGGACAAGGGTTACACCGTAATCATCAACACGGTGCGCGGCGACAAGAAGCTCGTGAAGGACTACCTGAAAGAGCACGAGATTCCATACGACCATGTGAACGAAAATCCAAACCAGCCGGACAATGCCAGCGATAAGCTCATAGCCGACGTCTACATCGATGACCGCGGCGTTGATGCGCGTCCGGCATGGCGCCGCATCGTTGAAACAGTCACCGGAAGACTTGATCGGAAAAAGTCCGCCGGCATGAAGAAGGAAAGTGCGCGGGCTAGGCAATCCATACGCGGTATCCCAAATCGCGAAGATTTTGGTGACCTGAACAAATTGCGCGAGGGGCTTGCGGATTACGTCATTCAGAGACACCGCGCAGCCCGTGCAGGTGAACATTTCGATTACCGCCTGGGCACACCTGAAACTGGCCTATTCTCATGGGCAACAAAGCCTCCGCGGCTGCCCGAGCCCGGCGAGAAACGCTTCTTGAGGCAGCAACCATTGCACTCGCATGCCTATGGCAAGTTCCAAGGCACGATTGGACGCGGTTACGGCCGCGGCCAAGTGCGCCGCGAACAGATGGGGAAGGTGCTGATTACCAAGGCAACGCCCAACAAGATCGAATACACGATCGCCACCTCTGGCACACCGGAGCGTTTCGTATTGCTCAAACCAGAACAATGGCGCGGCCACGAATGGCTATTGATCAATGTCACGCCGACTGAAATGCCTACACAAGAGAAGGTACACTTCAAGACGATTGATCCTGAGGAGGTCGAGCCATACATTGATCAGATGCAGACCGGCACGTCAGTTCAAGCGAAGCTCGACGGCGCATCAGCGTTAATCAAACTGATGCGGTACGGCGCTGAAGTGCTGAGCTACCGGCAGTCCAAGCGCACCGGCAGGCCGATCTTTCATACTGAACGTGTATTCGGCACACGCCCGAAGCTCGACGTGCCGAAGAAATACGAAGGCACCGTACTGAAGGGTGAGTTGTATGCACAGCGCGATCACGAAGTGCTGCCGCCGCAGGAATTGGGCGGGCTGCTAAACGCCACCATCGGACATTCGCTCGAGAAACAACGTGAGCGCGGCATCGACATCAAGACGCTCTTGTATGACATCGATCAATTCGGCAAGCAGCAGATCGACCCGGCGCAGGTGCCGTATGCTGAACGCCGCAAGCTGATCGAAGAAGTGCTGCCGTACTTGCCGGAAGACAAGTTCCAGCTGTCCGAAGGGACAACTGATCCAGCGCAGGCGAAAGCGCTATGGCGTGACATTGGAGCCGGACGACATCCGCTAACGCATGAAGGCGTTGTAATGCACCCTCCGGTCGGCAGGCCTGTCAAAGCCAAGCACTTGGAGGAGTCCGATGTGCATATCACGGATATATACCCAGGCACAGGTAAATACCGTGGAACCGCCGCCGGTGGCTTTGGTTACGCGCTGGAACCGGGCGGTTCGCGCATCGGCGAAGTGGGCACAGGGCTTTCCGATGAACTGCGCCGTCAATTGTACCAGGACCCAGAAGCGTTCATTGGCCGTATCGCCAGGATCAGATCACAGGAGCAACATCCTTCTGGGGCATGGCGAGCGCCGGCGCTGATCGCACTACACGAGGACTATCCAACAAAGGGAGTGTAATGCCAATCAAATTTCCATTGAAGCAGTTCCTCAATCCAGTGTTCATTGAGACTGGATTGGATAAGGGACAAGGTGTGTATACCGCGCTGCGTGCCGGCTTTCCAAAGATCTACAGCATCGAGATCAATCCGCAGAGCATTCAGCGCGTCCGTCAGCGATTTCCCCGTCAGGTCCAAAACGGACGCGTCACACTTATCCAAGGTGATTCAGCAAAAGCGCTGTTGAAGCTGCTCGAAGAGATTGAGGAACGGTGTACGCTCTGGCTAGATGCGCATCACAGCCCGTTAGCATCCATGCCCACGGTACTTATGCCCGAGCTTGCGGCGCTCGCTAAACATGTGCGCAACGATCATACGATTCTCATCGACGACGTGCGACTGTTCGATGGATGGGGACTTACGATCGCTGACGTGAGCGCTGCATTGCGCAGGATCAATCCCGACTACATAATCACCACGCGTCGTGGCCATCAGGGCCGACAAGACATTCTGGCAGCGATTCCTCCTAAATAGGGCACCATCACGCGGCATTACAACGTGTGGTTGGTCCTATCACTTGCACGAAGGAGGATGGAAATGCCGGTCAGAGTTTACGAGCAGCATTACGCGGTAGACCCACGGTTGGCGTTTGTAATGCGCCGAAAAAGGATACCGTTGTGGATACGCAAACGCGGTGTTGGTCGCCGTAAACAAGTGGAAAGATTCGTGCACGCATTTGCAGGGTGGCTCACAAAAGCAGATCACCCAGACTACCGCATTGATACCTGCATTTGGTTAAGTCAGGCGCTGCACATTCTCGGCGAAGGCCTCAAGTTGAACTCGCTGATACAAAAGTCGCGTGGGTGTCCGGTGGAAATTTCGATACATAAAACGGTCCGGGCGCCGCTAACAGAAGATGCATTAAAAAATCTATGCGCTCTCGCGGGATGGCTTACCACAATTGCCGTAAGCATGGGCGGATATCCTGTAACGATTTTTGTGCATCATACATCGGATGCGTGGGTATTTAAGCCGCTTGACATCGATGTCCCGTGGCACTATAGCCAATGGTTTGGAGATGTGCATCACGACCGGCTAACCGCAGATCTGTCTTACACCACAGCCAAGGGGAATGAGATGGCTCCGGAAAAGTTCTACATCCTGCGTGATGATCTGACCATACTTAGGTGGGAGGATTCTCATGAATCCTGGTGTGCCACCCAGCATCGGTTTTTGGGCACTGCGTTCAATACCATGGAAGAAGCTGAAGCCGTCCAGAAGCAGTTAGAATCGGACCATACAACCATCGTGCAATTCTAGAAAGGAAACAGGTGCCGACACCAAACCTGCCGGCATTGCCGGACTACCTCAAACACAGGACGCGGGCATGGCGTAAGGAATTCGTCGACGCCACGATAGCTCTCTTGGAGGGATGTCGCTGCCCGCCATCTTCCGAATGGAGTAATTTTACACACGTCCTAAACGAAGCGCTGCGTACTGCATCCAAAAAACTCTCCCTGGACGAGGTTAGTTTCACGCGCTTGCACGACAAATTGTTCATCCGCATCTATCATGGTGTATCCACGGATCTTGGAGAAGCCGTAGCAGAACGTCTAGGGCAACTCGTGCGATGGTTTTGCGAAGCTGTCGCACACTATAATATCGACGGCGCGGTCATCAGAGTTCATAAATACTATGACGCTTGGGTGTTCACGCGCACGCAGCTGCGAATTCCCCAGCATCACGATCTTGGGCCGGGCATGCCGCACATATTGCGCAGCTAGCACGTCTTGGAGCCCGCCGGCAGGCGGGAAAGGCCTTCGGGCCTTTTTTTAGCTATCAGAAACTCCTGACCACTAGCTATACTGAACCAGAACTTTGTTAACAGGATCAAAATCATGAATGACAAGCAGGATTGGGCACGAGTTCCGGTGCTGGTTCAGGATTTGTACATCAAGTACGCTGCAGCGGCGCGAGAACTGGTAGAAGGAGCGCAGAATCATCCCGGCGGCTGGGTGCTGGAGACGCCAGAAATCGGCCCCGTATTGGTCAAGCGCGCGGATACGGCTGAAGCAGCGAAAAGCGGCCTGTTTCCGACCCTCGGGCGCGCATCGACGAGTATCCAGTCCGTGCTTGGCGGCCCGAACCCGCTGACGTCTATGCTGCTGGGTGGCGCGCTCGGCGGCGGGCTGGGTTATGGCGGTGGCTGGCTGCTGCACAAGCTGTTCCCGAAAGCCTTCAACCGGCGAACATCCCGCGCTTTCGGGCTGTTGGGCGGACTCGGCGGCGCTGCATTGCCGTTCATGTTACATGGCGTTCCTGCGCTGAAGCACCAGGGCATCAAAGGGCTTTTCACGCAGCAACCCCTGCAAGGCGGCGAACCATACGAGGATATCGGCGATCAACCGCTGGCTGATGTCGATCCGGGTGCGGACTTGGCACGTATTGCAGCAGGAGGCACATGGGATTCCGGAGCCAATCAGTGGGCATATCCAAACGGACAGCGTACGGAGAAGCTTGGGCCAGTGCCTGATCCCGAGTATTACGAAAACTGGAACAAGGGCGCATCTAGCCGATTCTCCGACGTAGTGGATAAGCTGACGCAGCAACTAGGTATGAAGTGCGCATCTGACGACTTAGAGAAACATGCGCTGGCCGGCGCAGAATTTCTGCCATCTATCCCGACGGATGAGTGGGGGCAGGTTGTAATGCGCGATCCGTTCCTAGATAATCCAGAGAAGGCACTTGCCATCGGGCTGCCTGCCGCGGCAGGTGCGATGCGCGGCTCTCGCTGGGTTTCACCGCGAGATGTGGCGCACGTAGCTGCGAACGCCGGACTTGGTTTTGGTTATGGCTATCTTGGATCGTTAGCCGCCAAGTTCTTAGGACTCACTGAACCTGTGCAAAAGGGCATTCAGCGCGCAGGTTTGCTGGCCGGGGCTATCCGCGGCATCACGGGTATGGGATTGTGAGATGAACGCTGATGGAAGTATGTCTGCGGACGAATATCTCCGCAGAGCTAAGGAACTCAACGACAGGGAGCGCGAGCTTGACCGCCAAAAAATACGGCTGGATGCAGACCGTAAGCATCTACGCATGGTCGATGATCTTGTCAGGGCTAGTAACACAATTAACGCTGCTGAGTTAGCTGCGGTATTCGCGGCCGCGATGGAGAAGCAACCTCCGCAACAACTACGTATACGTTGTGCGAGCGGCGGATGCACGCGACCGGCGACATGGACCAAAGAACATGTCGCTTACGCTGATGCCGAATTGCAGTTTGCACAACCACACCTGCTGCCGACGCTGACACTGCCGGCGCACGAGACAAAGAGTGGGTATCATAGTGCGACGCAGCCCATGCGCGAGCAGATGCGAACCGGCAACTACCCAACATTGCAAGACCACAACTTCGGCCACAGCCCGGCCTACGAGATTCAACTGGGGCCGTTTGGCCGACTGCAATACGACAAGCTGACAAAGGATCAAGAACTTGCCATCAAAACTGGGAAGAATCGCCGTTCCGTATAAGGACGCACGCTGGCACATCCTCGACGCAGATGTACTGTTGTACCAATGTCGCGGGATCATCTCGAAGTTAATCACGGTAGCTGGGTTATCAAGCTACTCACATGCAGGACTTGCGGGATGGACCAATGGCAATCCTGCCAGTCCGACTAGCCGCCTGATGGCGTACGAGATGCTATGGCGCGGCGGACAGGGGTCCACGCTCTCATCGCATGTTGAGAAATGGCCCGGCATCATCGACGTCTACCGCGTCTCAGATGTGCACCGAACCTTCCGTTGGGATGCCGAACGCAAGCGGCAAGTCGGCGCATCTTACGTGCTGGACCGCAAATGGGCTGTTGTGGCTATGCGCGATTTTTGCCGACCGGGCGAATATGGGAAGATGCACCTGCTTTACACCGCCCTTATGCATCTTCCAGGGTTCAGATTCTTCTTCCAGCCTCCCACTGACGACGAACTAGACGACCGAAAACGGCCGCCATATTGCAGCGAGGCAGTCTCATATGCGATACGCCGCGCCTTCACGGATCTAGTCAAGAATATGCCAGATCATTTCACCTCTCCCGGCGATTTGGCACGATCTCCGCTGTTGCATTACATGTTCACGCTGGTTGGGCCGACGCGTTAGCGCCCTATTCTCGCCGTGACGGATCGACTATAATTGCTGGCAGCGACAAACCACTCTCATTTCTCACAGGAGACCAAATCATGCGACCTTTGGAAAAGATCAGAATGCGGCTGCGCTATGGTATCACCTTTTTCCGGGTGGTTCCGATTCTGCGCGAGTTGCGCGAGTCCGGCGTCGAGATCGACGCAAATGAGGAGACGGCACACATGGTGCTCGATCGGCTTGTGCTCGGTCAGCCGCAGGCATTTACGGCAGAGACGGACTGGGCATCGCTTATCGCGTTGCTTCTCGAGTTCCTGATTCAGTTCCTGCCGATCATTTTCAGCCTCTAGGAGTGCGCCATGCGCCCGATTATTGCCTTCTTCGCCGCGATGCTGCTCGCGGCAGCAAGTTTCGCGGCTGAACCTGCGGCACATCCTCGTATCACCATCGACGAAGCTGTTATCCCGCAGCCACTCGAGGTGAATGAGTATGCGTGGCTCAACATCGAGGACATCGACCCGAAGACTGCGGCCGACGATCTTGAGGTTATCTGCCCGTACGCTGACGTCGAGATCAGCCCGCCGGCGCAATGGCTGACGGCCGAAGGTGGCGTATTTATCTTGTTTCGAGCCACCAAGGTCGGACAGTACAAGGTTACGGTCATAGCGTGCTCACAGCCAAAAGACAAACGTCGGACGGCAGTCACCATCACTGTCGGTGAGGGACCATTCCCAGATCCGAACCCAGATCCGGCGCCAGATCCAGATCCAACGCCAGATCCAGCGCCCGGCGCCAAGTGGGTTGTGTTCGTTTTTGAAGCAGCGAATAATCCCGCGTGGGTAGCTGCGTTGAAGAACAGCCCGTCGATCTTCAGCTACTGCCAGTCAAAAGGTCATCAGCTGAGATGGATTGAGCGACATCAGGATCTGTCCAAAACGCCGACACTGGAACCATACCGCGAACTTGCCCTGAAAAACGGACTGCCGTGGTTGCTAGTAACGCAAAAGGGATGGAAAGGACTTGGCCGCGCACCGCCACAAACCGCGGAAGAGGTTTTGGCATTGCTGAAAAGCGTAGATGCCGAGTAGCGCCGACGTACTAACTTTCCCAACGGAGATAACCAATGGCTAAGCTTGTTTTTCCGCGCGGCTATAAGTCGGGTTGCTTGCCGCGTACGCGCCGGGCTACTGACGTGTGTAAGCTGCTGAAGGCAGAATGGGACATCTTCTCCATCGACCAACTCATGGAAAAGATTCCACTGCAGCCTGGATTGAAGCATTTTCCACATCACATCTATGATCAGGATGGCCGTGGCAGCTGCTCCAATGAGAGCGGGTCCAGCGCATTAGCTACGTTGCGCGTGGCTGAAGGTCAGCAGTTGGTCGAGTACAACCCTTGGTCCGTGTATTACTACACGAGCGGCGGTGCTGATCGCGGGTCCGCACTCTACGACGTGGTGCGCACCTTGCAGACCAAGGGCGTATGTCCCGTCGATGTCTGGCCGCGCTACGATAAGAATGGACGGATTGTCCACGATTTCGACGAGCGGCCAAGCAACGAAGCCCAGGCAGCGGCACTGAACCACCGACTTGGCGAATTCTGGGAGCTCGAGAATGAGCAGGAAGTTGCCTCGGCATACGTGCACGGCCACGCAATCGTTTACGGCTGGCAAGGACACTCCTGCTGGATTCCGTACATCCAGCCACCAACAAACAAGAACATTGGGAGCTGGGTGGCCGTCTACCGCAATTCCTGGCACATCAGCTGGGGCGACAAGGGCCACGGCACGATCCGGTTGAGCGACATCAACTTCGGTTATCAGTGTTTCGCATACCGCAGTTCGGCCATTCGTACTGACGACGACACGGCACCACCTCCGGTAGAGTAACGGAGGCGGCTATGGCCCGCAGAATCGTGCGCAGGCGCGTACGCAAAAGAAAAGTCATCGGACGGTCTCGCACACGCCGGCATAACGACCAGCGGGTGCGGCGGCCGTCCATTCTTTTACCGCAAGTCGCGGAACACGACATTCCTGCCAATACAGCAGCTAACTGGCAGTCGATGTTTGGTTGCCGGACGTGGAACGGGCGGTATTTTGAATTTTTCAAAACAGGGTTTGATCATGCAATGACTGATGGTTGCGTGGTGTCAGTCGGCAGTTCCGAGCATGTCGTGAACGTGCTTAACATGCAAAGAGATACTCGCTTTATCCATGTCATTGCTGAAGAGCCACTGCAGGGATTCTATGATCGGGTTCGTGCGTTATACGGTAAGCTTCCCAACGTGTTGCGACAGTTCTGTCATGGTCAAACAGACAAGATAGCATTCCTGGTATTAGGCCAATATTGCGATGCGGCGGACGTAGGCGATGTGCTCGATCACCTTTCGCTGCATTTGCGCCCAGGGACTGTATTAAGTGTGCCGCGCGCACTAGCTGCAAGTTTCTGGGATTGGACACTGAACGGTGGCCGCGAGATTTACGCACTTCACCGGTATCGCGTCGACATAGCGCTAATCATGTTGGCCAACTAGCTGGTAGCAATGCCAGCAGGCAATTCTGGCATGACAATCGCCGGTGTATGCGGTATTATGTGAGGACTTGATGGAGAATTCAGATGTCACAAAGTGAGGGGCGACACTACCACTTTCAGCAATTCGAGTTCTGGGCTGAGCGTGGTATGATTTCGTTGGTTGACACCAAGGCGGCGGCAAATCGCGAATCTGAGTATCACTGGCGCATTGCGCCGGGTGAATTCATGAAGCGCGCTATTGCTGCATACATGAAGGAACCGCCGAAATACCCAAGCGAATTGGCTGCACTCAGAGGTTTGCTGGATAATGCCAAGGCGGCATGTAAGTTGGCCAAGGCGCAGGGCGATCCAACCGACCCGTCAGTGCTGGAACATGTGATCAGGCATCAGCGTAGACGTTCTGCCTTGGTATTGCCGCATGAATTGCCACCAATGCCAGGCACACCGCGGTTGAAGATCAAAGCGCACGGTCAAACTGCGGCAGATACTTTGCGTGACGGCGTATCCGTGGTGCCCGATCTGACGATTGGACCTGAGCACATGCTGACGCCGCAACGCGCGGCACGTTTGCGTTCAACCGGAGGTAAGCGATGACTCCCAAAGAAGCGTTCAAGGTTGGATTTCTGCGGAAATGTGCGAATGACGGCCTTACGCCAGATCAGACTATGCAGCGCATCCAGCAGGCCAAATTCATGCTCAAAAGCAGCGGCATCGGAGTTCCATTCGTTGCCGGCCTGAGCGCATTGAAGGCGCTGTTCGGCGCCGCGTGGCCGCTTGCGCTGCTCGGCCCGCCGCTGGTCGGCCTGGGTGGTGGCGCCATGCTTGCCAAAGCACAGAACGATACATTCGATCCCGAGGACGTCAAAAAGCGCGAAGAAGCGTCTGAGTACGAACGCGCGCTGCAGCGTCTGAGGCGGCTGCAGCAGCGTCAAGATGTGACCGGAGTTCGTTGATGTTTCCATTGACGCCAACGCACAAATACCATGGCGAACAAAACGAACGATACGACGGGCGGTTGCAGTGGCCAGGGGCTAATGGCATCCCGTTCCTCGGCGATGTTGCACCGTCACTGAAGCAACACGAGATAGAGGCGTTGCCCATATTGGGCACGGCACACGAGCATTTGTTCGATTTGAACAAGGAAGAAGACAGAGAGTACTACAATTGGGTGCGTGATCGAATCCGCCACGGGCTGTTTATACGCGACCATGAATCGCGCAAATGGCCAGACGGTAAGGAATGGCCGATCATCTATCTCGAATGGACGCAGTTATTCGTAATGGCGCCCAGACACACCGCGCAACCGATAGGGAGCAACGGGCATGGAAGCTCAACGCAGTTCACTTTACGACGCCCTAACAAAGTTTGACTTGGAAAAAGTTGGAGGGTGGTTTTCTCCAAGCGCGGAAACGTCTATACACGCCGGCCAGGCAGCCAATCAAAAGATGTGGCAAATGATCCTGGCGCTCGCAGGCGCCGGCATGCTCGGGCGCACGGCGTTGGGTTTCATGGAGAATATGCGTCCTGCGCCCACTTTCGAGCCGTCGCCGAGTTTCCAGCAGGTAGATATCCCGCTTCCGAATGAAGAGGAAGAGCAAAAGAAGGCTGCTGATAGCAGCAACCTCTACGACAAGCTCGTAAATACGACATCCGGGCTGCCATGGGGTGAGAGCTGGTTTTGGGGAAAGGGTTCTAGCACACCTGGCACAGTGCCGGCCCTATGGACGATTGGCGCACCCTCAGCGATTCTCGCAGGTTTTGGCGGCTGGAAACTCGTCGATGCAATCATGGACTGGCGCCGGAAAAGCCAGCTGGAGAATGAGTTAAGCGGCAAGAAGCGCGAGTATGCGCGCCTGCTCGAAGAAACGACGTCAAAACATGCCTCAGATGAGGCCGGCATTGAAGCCGAGCTTGATGAACTCGCCGATATGGCGACGCGCGGTGTCGAGAAATCTGCCGCTGTCACCGACGCCTGGAATGCGGGTTTGAGCGCGCTGCTTTTCTACTCAGTGCTCTCTTCGTTAATGGGCGGCAAACTGAGCTACGACTATTTCAAGAAGCGCAACCAGCGACGTATTGCCGAGGAAGCATTGCGGCGCCGTGCGAAGGAGCGGTTCGGCGGTGTTACGCCAGTGCATTTGCAAGCTGTCCCTGAGCCTATCTAATGGACTTCCTGTTCGACACTACCGGCGCACCGAAAGGCACGCGCGCGCTCGGCGACGTTGCAAGCACGCGTGACCTGATCTATCAGAATGTACTAGATGCTGCAAAGTCCTACCCGGCAGTATCAAATCAGCGATACATTCTCGAGCTTGTCGACCCGGCGTTTGAAGGCGCGGAGTCGTTTAGCCGCGCTGATGAAAAGAAAGCCGTGCTGGGGGGCCAATCGCTCGGCCGGCGACTGCGCGGCACGTGGCGTTTGCGCAAAAACGACGATACGAAGGAACTTCTCGACGAGAAGCGGACCACATTGGCCAGTGTCCCGCACATGACACCGCGCGGCACTTTCATTCTCGGCGGCAACGAATATAGCCTGTCGCACCAAATGCGACTGCGTCCCGGTATCTTCACGCGTATCAAGGAATCCGGCGAACTCGAATCGCACGTCAACGTCGCGCGCGGTTTCGGTCACCGCTATTTCCTTGATCCAGAGTCTGGCATTTTCCGTATTCAGTTCGGGCAGGCGCGTATGCCACTTATGCCCGTTCTGCGTGCCCTCGGCGCCACTGACAAGCAGATTCGCGACGCATGGGGCAATGATCTGTTCGTTGCCAATGCGCAGAAAAGCGATCCTGCAACGATCAAGAAGCTGTACAAGAAGCTAGCCCGTCGCGGCACCGCCGCCAGCGAGATGGAGATGCATGATGCCATCCGCGCGGCATTCGATGAGATGGAACTCGATCCCGAGGTTATGAAGCGTACGCTCGGGCATCCTTACGCCAAAGTCGATCCAGAGGTAATCCTTGCTGCAACGCAGAAGCTATTGCGCGTGCATAAGGGCGAGGAGCTACCAGACGACCGTGACGCGATGGCATTCCAGCGCACGATAGGGCCCGAGGATCTGTTCGCTGAGCGATTGCGGAAGGGTGCTGAAGCCGTAAGACGCGCGCTATGGCGCGCAACGCTGCCGGGAAACTTACAACGGCTTCCGCCCGGGCTGTTCGAGAAATACGTCCGGGGCGCAATCCTGGATACGAAGTTGGGTGCTGCATTAGAGCAGATAAATCCCGGAGAACTCTATGATCAGCGTATGCGCGTGACGCGTATGGGTGAGGGTGGTATTCCATCAGCCGACGCAGTGCCAGATGAATGCTTTGATGCCAAGACAGAAGTATTTACTGCTCGTGGATGGCTTCGGTGGCCCGACGTGGTGGATGATGACTTATTCGCCTGTCAAATACGTGGCCGCATGGAATACCATTTAGCACATAGACTCATTCGCAAACATTACAGCGGCAAACTATTCGGTATTAAGACCCGGACACTCGACCATCTGGTAACACCGATGCACCGCATGTGGTGCCGTAAATATCGTAACAAAGGCAGGCTTGCTGAATGGTGTTTTGAACTAGCAGAAGATGGGTTTCGTCGCCCCCGTCAATTCCAAGTGGCCTGCTTACCGTTGGAGGGCCACGATGTATCAAACTGGACACTGCCAATTACGTCTGGCGCGCGAACCATTCTAGGGCCATTCAGGATAACTGATTGGGCAGCGTTTTTAGGTTGGTATCTATCTGAAGGCGGTATGGATAAATATGCGTTACGCGTACGATCAAAATACCATATCACTATTTCGCAAGATACAGATGCCAATCCGGTAAATGTGCGCCATATAGCCGCATTGCTGACGCGTATGCGTATCCCGTATTCGTATCATGGCCATAACTTTGTCATCGTTAACAAGCAGCTAGGACATTATTTGACAAGTTGTGGAACCTCAGCCAAACAGAAATGTATGCCGGATGAAGTTTTCGAGTGGCCGGAGTCTGCGCGACGCGCGCTTTTCGAAAGCTTGGTGGCCGGAGACGGCCACCGACGGGCGAATGGTAGCATCACATTTACGACAACAAGCGCGCGCCTAAATAAACAGTTCTGCAGGCTCGCGACAACGCTAGGATACGCGGCGCGCATGCGGAAACCACGTGTGCATAAAAACAAGGCACATAATGACACATTTGCATGTGGCGTCCTGCTAAGTACAGTACAAGGAATCACCAGCGCGCGGCAATACGCCACTTGCTACTACAAGCAGATATACAATGGTGCAGTTTATTGTGCCGAAGTACCTGGCGGATTGCTGTTGGTGCGCCGCAACGGCTCGGTGCCGATGTGGTCTGGAAATAGCCGCAATGTCCAGCCATCACATCTTGGGTTTATTGACCCTGTTCATACTCCCGAGAGCGAAAAAATTGGTATCGATTCGCGCATCGCAATTCGCACGCTCAAGGCTAAGGACGGACGGCTATATTCGCGCTTCATCGAGCCCAAGACGGGCAACATAATATGGAAGTCCCCGCAGGATGTCGCCGATGCTGTTGTGGCATTTCCCGGCGAGCTCGAATCGAATGCGCCTTTCGTGCGTGTGCAGCATGAAGGAAAGTTGAAGTACGTGCCGCGCGATAAAGTTGATTACCAACTGGCGCACATGACCGAAGCATTCGGCCCGCTGGCGTCGATGGTGCCGTTGAAGCCAGCAGCATTTGGTCAACGCGTATCGATGGGCAGTCGAATGATAACCCAGGCGCTGCCGTTGGTTGATCCGGAGGCTCCGCTGGTGCAATCTGGCGTGCCTGGAATGAAAGACACGTCATTTGAGGATCTGCTTGGCACGGATATGGGCGCTGTTCGCAGCGATATCGGCGGAACCGTTCTTGAAGTCACGCCAACGCACGTCAAAATCCGCGGCAGTGATCGTCGTGTGCATTATCGGGAACTGTACGAAAATTATCCATACAATCGTAAGACGTTCGTGCACAATACGCCTGCGGTGCGCCCCGGCGACCAGGTAAAACCTGGGCAGTTACTGGCTTATTCAAACTTCACTGATAAGTCAGGCACCACGGCACTCGGCAAGAATGCCCGCGTGGCCTACATGCCGTACAAGGGCTACAACTTCGAGGATGCCATCGTAATCTCCGAGTCTTTCGCAAAACGCGCAAGCTCTGAGCACATGTATCAAAACACGTTAGACATGAGCGAAGGGGTTCGCGCAAGCAAGAATGCGTACGTCTCGATCTTTCCGGGCAAATATGACCGAAAGCTGCTAGAGAAGTACGATGATGATGGCGTTGTCAAGGTTGGCCAGACGGTGGAAACAGACGAACCGCTGGTCTTGGCCGTTAAGGAGAGTACAACGGGCCCGCGCCTCGGCCGCCGCAAGGCGTCGTGGTCGGACGCAACGATCTCATGGGATCATCATGCGCCCGGTCTAGTAACCGACGTCTATAAGGGCAAAAAGGAAGTAGGTGTCATCGTCAAGTCGGTGCACCCGACGCAGGTTGGTGACAAATTTGCTGGGCGGTTCGGCGACAAGGGCGTCGTCGCAACCATCGTACCCGACGAGGATATGCCACACGACGCACAGGGTAAGCCATTTGAGGTCTTGCTTAACCCTCTCGGCATCATTTCCCGCGGTAATCCCGCGCAAATCATCGAGGCGCAACTCGGCAAAATCGCGGCCCTTACGGGAAAACCGTATAAGCTGGCCGATTTCGACACGATTCGCGATCTGCGCGAGTACGTTGAGCGCGAATTGCGAACACACGGGCTGTCGGATACAGAGGCTGTCGCCGATCCTAAGACTGATAGAATCATCAACAACGTAGCGACCGGCAATCGGTTCATAATGAAGCTGCATCATACCGCCGAGGCCAAGCTGCAGGGGCGGGCTGCTGGTGGTGGCTATACTGCCGAAGGCGCACCAGCGAAGGGCGGCCCTAGCGGTTCAAAACGTGTTGGTATGCTCGAACTGAACGCGCTGTTGTCACACGGCGCGTACCACACTATCCGTGACGCTAGCATCATCCGTGGTCAACGTAACGAAGACTACTGGAGGATGCTCATGTCTGGATACGCTCCGCCAGAGCCGAAGGTTCCTTTTACCTATCAGAAGTTCCTTGAGCAGCTACGCGGCGCTGGAATCAATCCTGTACGTACTGGTACGAACTTACAGGTTATGGCGATGAGCAATGACGCCGTAAAACAGCTGACCGGGGACAGAGCAGTCCGCAAGTCAGATACGGTCAATTGGCGCATCAGCAAGTTGACACCGATCAAAGGCGGGCTATTCGACGAAGCGTTGACCGGCGGACACGGCGGCAACAGGTGGAGTTATATTCCGCTGTACGAGCCATTGCCGAACCCGGTGATGGAAGAACCTATCCGGCGTATCCTTGACCTCACGCAGAAACAGTTTTTGGACATCGTCGCCGGACGCACGAACATTCCGGGGCGCGAGCATCTCACAGGGCCGCCGGGAATCAAGCAGGCACTGGATGACGTCAACCTCGACAAAGAGATTGAACGCGCACATGCCGAAATCGCCGGCGGTAAGAAAACCTATCGTGACAAGGCCATTCGGAGATTGCAGTATCTGAAATCCGCGAAGGAACTAGGGCAGCATCCGCGCGATTGGGTTCTCGACCGAGTACCCGTACTGCCGCCGATATTCCGACCTGTGTCATTGTTCGCGGATACAAACACGCCGCTGATCGACGACTCGAATTACCTGTACAAAGAGGTAATTGAGGCCAACGACAATCTCCACGAGCTATCTAAGATCACAGATGACGTTGCCGATGAGCGACTGGCACTTTACAAGGCCTTTAAGGGAGTCACAGGTCTCGGTGATCCGATTTCACCTGAATTCCAAGAGCAGGACGTCAAAGGGATCCTTAAGCAGATCTTCGGACCTAGCCCTAAGTTCGGTACTGTGCAGCGTAAGCTATTGGGCAGCACGGTCGATCTTGTGGGTCGTGCGACTATTACCCCGAATCCTAACTTGGACATGGACCAGGTGGGCCTGCCGATAGACGAAGCCTGGACGTTGTATCAGCCATTCATCGTGCGCAGGCTTGTGCGGCGCGGCATGCGCAAGCTAAATGCGATGCAGGAGACGAAGGACCGGACACCAAGGGCATTGCGAGAATTGCAGGCTGAGATGAAGGAGCGGCCGGTAATCATCAACCGTGCGCCAGTGTTGCACAGGTACGGCGTGATGGCCTTTTGGCCGCAACTCACGTCGTCTGACACGCTTGAAATACCGCCGCTGATCGTCGGAGGATTTGGCGCAGATTTCGACGGCGATGCTATGCAGTTCCACGTGCCATCCAGCGATGACGCTGTCGAAGAGGCAAAGGATAAGCTGTTACCATCCAAGAACCTGCTCGCCACCAGCGATTTCGACATCCATTATGCGCCCAGTCAAGAGTATATTGGCGGACTGTGGGCGGCCACGACACAGGTATCGCCAACGCCGCCGCGCGTATTTAAGAGTAAGCGCGATGCCATTGCAGCATATATGCGTGGAGAGATTAGCCCCGGGCAACAGGTGGAAATCGTCGGCTGATGGCGGCTTGGAATTGTGAAAATCCCGCGCGCCCGATAAGCTGGTAAGATATCAATGCATCCTCATTGGAGCTCGTTTCGACATGACCAGACACCAAATCATCCCTACACTCTTCGACGTCGCGGAGTGGCGGCTTAATGGAGAGGCCGAAAAGCAAGCGTTCGTGCCGCAGGGCGCCACGGACCCGGCGGCGGCGATGGCGCCAGATCCGATGGCCGCGGCCCCGCCGATGGGAGGCGATCCGATGGCTGCGATGGCGGGCGGCATGCCGCCGGCCGCGCCTGCAGCGGGCCCAATGGCTGCGCCTCCAGGGGCAGCACCCGCTGGAGCGGCGCCCGCAGCCGGTGCGCAAGGCGCAGGAAAGCCAAAACTTGATCCCGCATTCATCTACCAGGAGCTCGCGCGCGTGCGCAAGCTTCTGACGCATCTGATGAAGAATCAGGGCATCGACATGCCTCCCGACATCCTCGACGACGGCGCTGTGGCCATGGTCTCGCAGGGTATGACGCCACAGAGCGCTCCGATCGGGCAGGGCGGGCAAGCTGAGCAGGGCGCTGCGGGCCTGCCGGGTATCGGCGGTCAAGGGCCGCTTAACCCGCTGGAGCCACCTGGCGGAGCGGGTGGCGCCGGAGGCACTGAGAAGCCGGCATCGGATGTGATGCAGCTGTTCCGCGCACCTCCGAAGCACGCACGGCCGGACTTTGATAATGCGCGCAACCGTATCGACGCATTGTCAGCACTATCACGCAGCCTGACCCAGAAATGATCGTTGAACTGCATAACAAGCTCGGCAAGCCCGCGCGCATAGAGGCGACGCGTGTCGTTCTGCGCGCACCGAATAACAGTCCACTCTGTGTAGCGATGCAAGTCGGCCCGGAGAATTTCTTCATCGTTCACTGTGGTGATGGAGATGACGCGATGGTGCGCGCATTGCGTGCCATGGGTATCAACGAAACGGTCGTTACCGAGCGAATCGACAACGAGATGCCGAAACCGCCTGGGAAGCTGTGGAAGCCTGGTGATCTAACGTGATACGTACGACAATTGGCCAACTTATGGTGAATGAAGCGTTGCCTCCCGATCTCCGGGACTACGCGCGAATTCTCGATAAAAAGGGCATCAAGAATCTGCTCCGTGAAGTCGCGGCACAATACCCTGAAAAGTACCGTGATATTGCCAAGCGTCTCTCTGATGTCGGCCGTAATGTCGCGTATGCAACCGGAGGTAGTTCATTCGGCCTGCGCAACTTGAGACCGACGCGTTCTGTACTTCTGTCCCGCCAGCGCCTCAACCGCAGCATTCAGGACATCCTCACGAATGAACGACTGAACGATAAGGAGAAAGAGGATCGGATCATTGAGGCGACGTCGCAAGAACACGAGCGACTTCAGAAAGAGATTCTGGAAGAAGCCAAACAAGCCAAAAACCCGCTGGCGGACCAGGTAGTCTCCGGAGCACGAGGCAATCCTGCTGGTTTGAAGCGATTGATTGGTGGCGACATGCTCTATGTCGATCACCACGAAAACGTGATTCCGTTTCCAGTACAAACCAGTTTCTCTGAAGGCTTGCGCCCGGCAGAGTTCTGGGCAAGCACGTACGGAGCGCGTAAAGGCCTTATTGATGTCAAATTCGCCACGCAGGATGCGGGATTCTTCTCGAAGCAGCTGAACCAGTTGGCGCATAGGCTCATGGTGACGGCTTTGGATGCGGCCGAGGACCAGAAACCGGGTGCGCCAATACGTGGGTTACCAGTTGACGTTACCGATAACGACAGTGAGGGCGCTTTATTGGCCGCTCCCGCAGGAGATTACCCGCGTAATACTGTCCTCACGCCGCAAATCCTCAGAGAACTCGAGAATAAAGGCATCAAGCGCGTCTTGGTGCGCAGCCCGATTGTCGGCGGCCCGGCCTCAGGCGTATGGGCTCGCGACGCGGGAGTGCGAGAACGCGGAGCATTGCCATCACCTGGGGATATGATCGGCATTGCAGCCGCCCAGGCACTGTCCGAAAAGCTTACGCAGGGCCAGTTATCGTCTAAACACTCAGGCGGTGTTAAGGGCGAGGCACAT